CAGGATGGAATGCTGCTTCTATTGTATACCAGTCTACCACAGTTCCTAAGTATTGGGAAGGCACGCAGTTAGAGAGAGCTAATATTCCTCTATACGTTGTTGCCAAAGCAGTTAACTCCCTTACGCCGCAGATTCTAAATGGATTGTTTTATGACGATCCGCCCTTCATCTTCCAGCCTCGCCCCGGTACGAAATATGCTACCGTAGAAGCTATCTCCAATATCATTTCGTATCAGCTAAAGGAGATCAACTTCAAGGAAGAGGTTCGTAGAGGCATAATCAACGCTTGCCTGTACGGTACTAACATCTGGAAATGGGGATGGGATAGCTTCTCTTTCGAGAAGACTTACTACGCGAGAGAAGATAAAAAGACTGTAATTCCTTCTCAAGTTCCCGGAACTCCTGATACTGTTTTCCACGATCCCGATTCCCCTCTCGAAGAGAGAACAGAAACGATCAACGTGGAGCAGCCACGATTCGAGAACATCACCAGCATCAAAGACATTCTTATTGACTCGACCCTTCGCACCCCAGATATCCGCGAAGCAAAGTTCGTCATACACAGAATGTACATGACGTTCAATGACCTCGAGAAGCTGAGGGACCGCCCCGGATACAATATCCCTAGCCGAGAAGAAGTCATGAGTTGGTTTATGGCCCCCGCAGAGGAGGCTATTCCGGCTCTGGACGAACAGACCGGCGTCAATGCTGTTTGGGACATGAGGGCTAACCCCAGATGGACCCAAGCTACCGACGACCCTTTCCAGAAACCTCTAGAGATTCTAGAACGCTGGGATAAAGAAAAAGTTATCATCGTCGTTCAGCGTAAGAAAGTTATCTGCAACGGCCCCAATCCATACGGAGAAATCCCTTTCTTTTCCGTCAACTGGTGGGACGTGCCGGGTGCCTTCTACGGTCTTGGACTTGCTCGAACAATTGGTTCAGAGCAAAGACTTCAACAAGGAATTCTTAACACTTGGCTTGATTCAACCGCCATCGCACTTGCGGGAGTCTATACCCGTAAGCGTGGTAAGAGCATACCGACCCAGAGCATTCGTATCCATCCGGGAAGAGTGTTCGAAGTAGATGAAGCCGATGATTTTAAACCGTTAGAGAGAACTCCCCCCGTTCCGGAAGCTGGTCAACATCTAGCTTTGTCTCAAGCTAGAGTCGAACAAAACTCAGGTGCTGGAGAAATTACATCACAAGGTATTGCTGGTAGTACTGGACATAGCAACCTTGCCAGAACAGCAGCGGGAGCTAACGCTATCACGGGAGGGCAGGGAGTTCAGATTTCTGAGTTCCTAGAAAAGTTTGCCAACCAAGTATTCATTCCGTTCCTATACAGAGCGGATGAAATGAATCGCAGACTCCTTCCTGCTGGAATTGTTCAAAAGATTCTAAACGAAGAGTTACAGAATACTTACTTCTCAACGGGCGGGGACATTGATGAGATTCGTCACGCACGATTAGTATTCGATGTTCAGGCCGGAAGTAAGCTGAGTGAGCGCAGAGCGATGGCTCAGTCACTCCCCCTGATGACTCAATTCTTACAGAACCAGTTTATCGTCCAAAGCTTAGCTGCGGAAGGTAAAAAGGTTGACACCATTCAGGTTCTTAAGATGATGTTCGAGGCTTCTGGATGGCGTACATTCTATAGCGTCATCATAGATATGTCTCCCCAAGAGAAGCAACAAGCTCAGCAAAATCAGCCTGCGGCCTTGGCTCAATCCAAGATGCAGAATGATAACGCTCAGCAAGAAGCTAAGTTCAGACACCAACAAGAGTTGGCTGAACAAAACAATATGGCTAGAGCCGCTAACGAAGTTCTCCGCAGAAGCTTCGAAACTACAGCGACTCCAGAAGCTCTTACCGGCCTTCCGGGTCCTCCGGGACAAGGGTTTGGCGCTGAGGACGTAGGTTAATGGCTCCCGAAGAACTCGTGGATTTAACTGATCCAGAACAATTAGAGAAACACCTTATAGACGCAATAAACGCCGCCAATGCTCTCCAGCTAACCATTAACACGGAAGGCTGGGAGATCATAGAAAACTCCTTCGAGAGCATTGAGTCGGACGCTTTAGAGCAACTAGGGGCACAACAACCGGGCAACGACAAAGCTATCTTAGCTGCCCACGCTGTGTGGTACTCAGTTAAGAATGCTTATCTTAACGTACGCCGCGCGGTAATTTCGGCCATCAAAGAAGGCGAACAGGCTACTATCACTTTAGCCGAGCTACACGCCTCGAAGACCGAAACAAAAGACGAAGACTGGCTCTAGTATTTAGAGCGGTAGAGGACAAATGCCGAATCAAGATAATGAGATTTTCAACGAGTGGGCTTCAGGCGTTTCTTTAGCCACTGGTAACGATAGCAACGAATTCTTCCAAGAGATTCCAACAGAGCTAGCTAAGCCTGCGGATTTTCAAGTTCCGGTTCCGGACCCAACACCAGACCCAGTTCCTGTTCCTACCCCCGTTGTGGCGGTAGAGGAAGACAAAGGACCAGAGACTAGACCCGTCAAGAATGGCGGGACGATGACTCTAGAAAAGACCAGCCGTGGTTGGCGGTTAACACTGAGTACTGGCGACCCCAAGATTGCCCCTGAGAATTTCTACGGGCCGAATAAAGACGAATTGATTTATGCTGTAGCTGATGCAAAGGTCGAGTCTAATAGAACCATCCATAGATTAAAGAAAGAAAAGTTTTTAGGCGGCGGGGAAGAGGCAACTATTACTCCGTCTCCCTCCCGCAATATCGCCAAAGTGGCAGCACTTTCGGCGGATGACGTTTACGAAATCAAAAACCAATTAGCGGAAAATCCCGCAGACGCTATCGACACTTGGGTGAAGAAAAGATTTGGACTCGATCCAGACGAATTTGCCGAAGCTTTAAAGTCTGCTCCCGAAGCTAAGAAGATACTAGATGCCCAGACTGTTAAGGGTAACATTGATGAAGTAAACAATGATTTTTGTTCCACCAATCCTGACTACCTAGAATACGTGACGACTTCCGATTCGGAAGTTAATCAAATCAATATGCGTTTGCTAGTTGGCAGGATGGCTAAGAGTTATCTTAATAAGAAGATTACAAAATCCACTGCCCAGCCGATTGTAGATGATGCTATCTACGAGATTTATAAACGTGGTAAGTGGACTGTAGAAAACCTTGAAACGGCGAAAGAAGAACTGATCGAGAACGAATTGTTCGAACGCTCAGAGTCTCGTCGCACCGTTCCAGAACCGCAACCTGAACCAGTGGCCGTAAAAGGCCCATCCGTGCCTGCCACGCAACCCATTGTTGCGACACCCGGACAGCCAGTGGGCTTAATAGGACTATCTGCTAAAGGTGGATCACCTGTGGCAGCACCCGAAGAAAAGCCGCTGACAGACGTAGACCTGCAAAGTATTCCTTTAAGCGATTTAAAGGCAATTGCTATGGCTCAACTCAGAGCGCAGCAACAGGGTCGGCAATAACTTTTTAAAGGCACCATAATGGCCTATTCACCAGCAGTAAACACGGTTGCATCCGGCAACTTTCCTAACGCTCTAGCAATTTACTACGAGCGTAAAGCTATCCCCAACTTGAAGCAATCGACTCCTTTCCTCGGTTGCACGAAGCAGTGGCCGCTACCTATGCACAGCGGTAACACTATTCAGTTCTTCTCCTACAACTTGCTAGGCTCAAACGTGCAGCAATCGACAGAAGGTTTTGTTGGTTCGCCTGTGCCCGAGAGCGCAGTCAAGATTCAGGCTGTGATTGGTCAGTACGCTGACTACACCAACAGTTCTGACTTGCTGATGGAGACTGCCCTTGATGACAAGGGTCTTCTGTCTAGCTTGGCTGAGGAAATGAACTACCGGTTAGCTCTGACCCTTAACCAGCTAGTTATCACCGCTGCGGATTCTACCACAGGTATTGACTCAACTGTGCTTCAGACTCTAGCGGCAGGTACTTACCTAACTGCGTCCAACCTTCGTACCATCGCTCAACAGCTTTCGAGCGTGAACGTTCGGTACTTCGAAGGCGATAGCTGGGCCGGTATTATCAACCCCCTTGTTACGCATGACGTGTACAACGACGCAAGCTTCAATGGCTTAACTGACATTATGAAGCGCAGCCCTGAGACAGCGAAGAAGCTGTTTGGTGCCGTTGACCGCGATGCCCCCTTTGAATTTGCTGGAATTAAGTTCAAGGAAACCACAACTGCAACCCCTACAACCATCGGCGGAAACCTGTACTACCCAACGTACATCTTCGGCGACGATGCTCTACTGAGTATCTTCCTTGGTCCCAACCCAACGGATAAGAACAGAAAGAACTACTCACTGAACATCCAGATGGCCCCTGAAGGTGGTTCTGTTTCCGATCCGGCAAGACTGATCGGTGGATGGATTTCCTACAACGTGAAGTTCACTATCACTCCTCCTCCGGGAACTGTGATGCGTCTTCGCAAAATCCTCAGCAACACTTCAAGCTCGTAAGTTTAGGGCCTCGCCCTTGCTTCACTAAAAGGCTAGTAGTTTGAACGGAGCCTGAATGCCCGAACCCTTGGCCGGGAGAAGGCAATAAGTTTGGTTTCCTCGTGGGAAGTTTCCGAAAAGAGAATAGACAGATCGTCGTTCTTAATAAAGAAATTTCTCCACGGGCCAAGGACTCCTTAGACCCTCCCAACAATACATTCCTACTAGCCATTTTATAAGGATCAAGATGATAACAGCATCAATTACCGGAACGATTAAGGTAACAGACAATCTCACGAACTCTGTGGCTTTATCTAAACCCGTAAATAATGCGTATACCGGCGAGTTGTTCACATACGGACAATCGGTGATTGTCGGCACAGGAGCTTATACGGTTCCTCTGCCGATAACTCCGATTGAGTTCTTGTATGTCAAAAATCTTTCTGCAAATGCAGGGACTACTATAACAGTTACTTGGACTCCTGTGGGGGGAAGTTCGGCGAATGTCATAACTCTGGACCCCGGAGCCTTGATAATTTTTTCGGAAGTTATCACGACTAACGGGATCAGTGCTTTGAGTTTGATATCCAACCAAGCCGGAACCCCAGTAGAATTTATCATAGCTGGTTAAAATGATTCCTGTCCTTTATCTCATTCGTCACGGAAGAACGGCCTATAACGAAAAAGGCTTGTTTCGCGGGGAAGCGGATATCCCTCTTGTAGAGGATGGTC